GACCCGCCACCCTTTCGGCAACGGCGGGGATCAGGTACGGCAACACGGCCCCCAAGAGGGGGATCAGCGGGATGGGCATGGGTCACTCCTTCACGAACAAGTCGCGCTCGGCAGCGCGGCGGCGCACAAGGCCCGGCAGATCGGCGCCCTTGGCCTTGGTCCACCGGCCGAACTGATCAGCGGCGCCCGCGTAGTCCCCGGCGTTGAGCATCTTGACGAGGGTGGACGCCCCGAACGCCCCGGCCCCGATGTTGTAGGCGAGGCTCGCGCAGGCGCCGTGCTGATTAGGCGTGAGAGCAACCGTGACCGCGCGGCGAACCGCGATGGCGAACTGTCGGGCGTCAACCGCAAGGCGCACATCGGCTTGCTGTTGCGTCCACGTCAGGCCATCCACGATGTTGTCCCCGGTCGCCCCCCATCCGATCGTCCACACGCCCGCTGGGCAGCGGTAGGCCGTCAGCCTGCACCCCTCAAACTCCTTAATGACGGGGAGCGCGGCATTGACCGCGAGGGTGATCGGGTCAGTCGGGACGGGTGGAGGGGCGGCGGGCGCACGCACGCGGACGAACCGCTCCGCAAGGCGGGACCAGAGAGACATGACGCCTCCATCAATTCGGCTTGGGCGGCCAGTTCGTGTCGATGACGAAATCAAGGGGGTCTGCGCCCTCATCTTCCGGGGCAAACTCGACCTTGGGATGTTTGCGGGGTTCTTTCGGCGGCGGGCGCTTCGGGCGCTTCTCGCGCTTAGGCGTCACGGGGCTCGCCGTACATCCGGGTCAATTCGCGGAACGTCCGAAGGGGCGCGGAAAGAATTTCCCCACCTTCAATCATCATGTCCACGATGCCATATGTAAATCCGGTCGGTAACGCGCTGGCGTAGGACGGAACGTAGTTGTGCGGCATCGCGCAACCAACATTCACGACCGTGACGCTGTTTGCGTAGCCTTGCTTCGGTCGGCGCACGTAGTTGTAGCGGTGCGTATGGCCGAAGACGACGCTAAACGTGGTATCGTTCGCGATGGTGTTCTCGACGTTCTTCCCACCTAGCGGCTTGCCCATGATTGATTGCGGCGCGTGGGTAAAGCCAACGCCCCCGATCACCGTCCAGTGGCGATAGGCTTGGTGCGTCCAGCCGTGGCTTTCAAATAGCGTGTCGCGTTGGCCGGCGTACATGCCCCGCGCCTTGGGGTCGATATCTTCAGCGCGCTCGCATCTTTCTTCGTGGTTCCCGAACGTGATGTGCTTGCGCGGATGGTAGTCGGGCGACAACTGCGCCTCAAAGACCCGTAACGCATCCACCGCCGACGCCATGTCTTCCATGAACGATGGCTTCCCACGCGCCTTATACGTGTCCTCGCGTTCGTGCGTGGACAGGCTCGCGAAGTCGAGGAAGTCCCCGATGGACAGGATTACGTCGGGCCGGGTCGCTTCGGCATGAGCCCCCATCAACGCGAACCGGGACTTATCGGGAATGCGCGGATCGTCGTGCGCGTCCCCGATGACCATAACCCTCACCACCCCATCCGGCGGGCCGATCTTGCGGTACTTCGGCGCCTCGCGCGGCGCGAGGTCGGGAACCGGCGCCCCGAAGTCCTGCGTCAACTCCGCCGCTACCCGCCGGCCCTCGGCCGAGTAGATCGTACTTCCCAACGTTTTTGTGTTGATGCCCAATTCTTCCGCCGCACGAACGACGGATTTATCGTTCCGCAGCCACGCTTCGATGCGGGTGCGAACGCAGTTATCTTCAAGCTCGCGACCGGACATCACGAGCCGCCCATCTTATCCAGCCGCTGCTCGATCCGATGGAGGCTTTCCCCTACCGATCGAAGCTGGACCTCCAACTCGGTTAGCCGCGTGCTCGTTTGCTCATTCTGGCTAATCCAGCGTTCGATGTGATCCACGCGGGTCGTGAGGCGTGACGCCCACCACACGAAGCCGACAAGATGGGCCAGCGTCACGACGCCGAGGCCCAGGATGGGGGTGACATCGCCCGCGTTCACGACGGGTCCCCGCCAAGATGGATCCGAAGGCTGCTGCCCTCGACCCCGCACGCCACGCCCCTCATGGGAGATAGCATCATCACCGCCGCCTTGCCGTCGGGCAGACGAACCAATGCCCACACGTCGCCGTCTCCGTCCGTGAACTCAGCCACCGGGGCCGCCTTCATCGCCTTTAGCAGTTCGACCGCCCGATCTATGGGCATACACGGAAGCCGAACTTGTGCCGCGACCGGGCTCGACACGAAAGCGAGCGCGACCGCAGCGGCATAGACCGCTGGCCTCATGGAGGGCTCCTATGTGGGTATGGATGTAGAGGGCGCCGCCCGCTATAATGGGCGGATGCTAAAAATCGTACAGTTGGCAATCGTGATCTATGTGACGTGGTTCCTGTTGTACGGCGGAACTCAGGTCACCACGACGAACCCCTTGGCCGCCGGCTTTGTCGGGTGGCTATGCGCCTTTCTCTTCACTTGGGCGTGGATGGTGATCAGGTCCTCATTCGCCGGTCTGGCCGGGGCGGGGAAGCGCCATCATTGACGCCACGATGGCGACGGCCGGCTCGCTGTTGGGTGCGAGAACCGACAGGCGCTTAAGACGGTCAATGGCGTTGGGGTCCGTCAGAATGTCCGCCAGTTCTTCGGCGTTGCGCTTGTACCGGGCGCGCCGAATGAACTCGTCAATGGTCTGCTTGGGCTTCAGCGCCTGCGCCGCTCCGCCCTGTTCCATCTCGCGCGTCAGAAGGCGATTAAACTCGGTTTGAGACCCAGGGGCTTGCCGGCGTCCAGTGGCTTCAAGGACTTGAAGCAGGTTTTCAAATCCCTGCCGGATTGATGTGCCGTTCTTCGGGTCCAATGCCTCTAGAGCGGCGGCAAGATTGCGTTCCTGCTGGGGGTTGCCCGCCACAAGGACGCGGAACCGCGCCCCGGCGTTCTCGGCATTCGTCAATTGCTTCTTGGACGCATCGTTAAAGGCGTTTTGAAGAAACTGGCGCGTGAGGTCGCGAGCGGCAGTCGGGTCCTTCTCGTTGACTTCAAGGATCGCGCGGCGCACGGCGTTCGGCGTCAGCGTCTCAGGCTTCGCGGGGAACAGGATTTGGCGCTGCTTGGCAAAGGCGCCGGGGTCCAGCGGGTCGGTTGCGGCAAGCTGCCCGACAGGCGACCGGACGGCCGGGTTGACGACGTTCTCCGTAATTTCCTGGTATGACCTAAGCCCCTTCGCAAATTCGGGGCTGCTGCTTTCCATGCGCGTTCGAAGGTAGTCTAGCGCCTCATTAACGCGCGCCTCGGTTTCCTTGGAAATGGCCGGGCCGCTTAGATCAGGTCGGTCCAACGTGTCGCGAACCGCCTTTCTCAAACGGTCGAGATTGGCAATGTCCGTGATAGGCTCGCCATCGGGCATAAGGCGATCCCGAAGATTGCGTAGCGGCCCGCTAGACAAATACCCCGTTTTATCGGACGCCATGATCATGTCGAGATTGGCGACCAGAGAACGCACCTTTTCGTCAGGAACGCTCACGGTGTCGGCGGCTTGATACAGCGGATTGACCGCCTGCGTCCGCGCCCTCACCGCGTCGTCAATGACGCCTTGCGCGGCGGCTTGAAGGCGCGGCGGGATTTCGCTCGGGTCCGCGACAGCCGGGCCGATGCCATCCAGTTCGCGCGTCACCGCGCCCTGGACCTGCCCGGGCCGGCGATTGAGGAGGTCCTGCATAATGATGCCGCCGCCGCGCGATTGTTCCACAACGCGCTGAACGTCCTGCAACGGCGTGCGCCCCGTGACTTGGGCCAGCGCCTCGGCCACCGTCAGATCAATGCCTTTCCCGCGCGCCGTTTCAATGAGCCGCTGCGCCATCTCCACCTGAGACGGGGTGACGCCCTCTAGGGCATCCCGCGCGATGGACGATGACGTTGCCGGGATGGATCGAACGCCGCCAGCGAGAAGCGGGAGCGTAACGCCCGCCGCGACGCGACCGGCCTGCTCGTAAGGCGTGCCCTCCAAAGCCTGCCCAGCGGCTTCGGCGCCGCCACCTCCCAAGGCCCCGGCGATGATGCCGCCAGCCCCGAACGGCGAACTGGCCGCGCCCTCGATTGCACCGGCCGCGATCTTGCCAGCGACACTTTCTGGCCGGCGGTTTACGGGCAACCCAATGCTTTGAAGAAACCCGGCAACGGCTTCCGACGACGGCAGAAGCGCCATCGGAGGGGCGTTGTACGCCGGGGGAAGGCCAATCGCCTCGCCACCCGCGCGAACGCCAGCGGCGATCAATTGGTCAATCGCGTTCGGCAAGCCGATAAGATTGGAAACGCCCCGAAGCGCGGCGCCCGACGCAATTTCTTGGGCACTGGCCGCCGCCTCGCCGCCCGCGACAACGCCCGCCTTGATGCGGTCGCCGCGCGACGGGATAAGGTCCGCGAACTCGTCGTTAGGGATCAGGTCATCGAACTCGCCAGCCATCACAAATCTCCCGGAGGCTCAACCCCAAGATCGCGCAGCCGCTTTGCAATGGCATCCCTGGAAGCGCCCCTCGCGATCGCGGCGCGCGCTCGCTTGATTTGGTCTTCCTGCTCAGGCGTGTACGTCACGCGGGGCGTGTCTGACCCGCCGCCCGCTTGCCGGCCGCCCGGCAATGTGAGCCCTGCGAAGGCCGGGTTCTTCTCAGAGTACTCGTCCCACGTTTGGCGGAACCGGCGCACCGCGTCGAACCCTTCGGCGTCGGCCCTCGCCAATCCGCGCTGATACTCAATTGTCCGTCGCGCCTTCCGGCGGGCAACTTCAAGAATTAGCTCATTCGCCTCAGGGCGGTTGCTTAGACTAACCTGCGCCTTCTCAAGGAACTCACGGTCAGCATTCGAGAACCCGTTTGCCGGGATGCCGCCAGCGCCGATCTGGTCCATGACAAGCCGGCTGATGATTGACCGCGCCGCCTGCGCCGTGGCGGGTAGCTTCGGATCAATGCCGAAACGCTCAGGGTTAATGCCGACGCTCTGCATCGCGCCGCCAAGGGTCGCGATGCTTGGCGCCAGCGCCCCGGTCTCAATCTGCCCCAAAAGCCCGGACAGGGTTTCGACCGACGCTATGGTGTCCCGCGCCTTGGACGCCGCATCACTTGCGGCCTGAACCTCCGTCGCAATGTCCTTGCCACGCGCCGCCTCGTAAGCCGTCTCTGCGCGTGGAAGGACAACTTGAGGCGCGTTGTTCGGGGCGTCCCCAAGGCGACGACCCAGGCCGCCGGGCGCGTTGACGTCGCGTTCAAAAACGCCGCCGTTGACCGTAACGGTCGGCGACGGGCGAGGCGTTTGCATTGACGCCGACAGATAGGTCCGCCCCGCGCCATCAGGGTCCGCAAGGATGATTTGCTTCTGCGCGGGCGTCAGCTTGGCATCGGCGTCAAGCGCCGTCCGCAACGCCTGCCGGGTCGCGCGCTGTTGTTCGCCCGCCGCGATCTGGCCGCCGATCTGAGCCTTTTGGACCAGTTCGCGGACGTTCTGATTGCCCGTCTTTTCGACGTTGGCGAGAGCCGTTTTCCCCGCCTCTCCGATGGCTCCGAACAAGGACGGAGACCTACTCGCCATCATGCCAAGGCCGAGTTGCAGCAAGAGGTCGTAGGGTCGCGCGGCGCGGTCCTGCTCAACGGCCTGCTCATATGCCTCCGTCGTCAGTTCGGGGAACACGGCGGGCGCACGTCGGCGCGGACCCGCCCCGCCAAATTGCGTCAACAGGGCTTCAAGAGCGCCGGTGTCCAGTGCGCCAACTTCGTCTTCGGCGCCGGGGATCATGCCAGTCATAGGTCACCCTTGATTGCGAAAGCCGGGGACGCCAGTGCCGCCGGGGCCGAGCCAGCCAAGCCCACGAGGCCCGGCGATCCCGACGCCCGTGGCGCCGGCACCGATCACCTGAGACATAAGGCTCGCGCCCGGTGCCGTCGTCGTCGTGGTCCGCTCGAAAGGCGTCCCGGCGAGCACCGACTGAAGGTATTGCTGCATCCGCATGGGGTAGTCGCGAGCCTCGCGAAAATCCCCATACTGAGTGTCAAAGATGCCCTGCGCGATGCCGCGCTCCTGCCCGCCAAGCTGGTTGAGCATTTGAATGATCGCCATTTCGTTTCCGAAGCCCGCTTGGCCGAGGTTCGCAAGCGCTTGGCCCGACGCAAGGTCTCGATTGGCTCCGGCGTTGGTAATCTGGTCAAGCAACTGCGCGATCTGCAACCCGCGACCTTGTTCCGTGTTGAACTGTTGCTGTCCGCTTTCGAAAGCCTGCGATGCGACTTGCCCGACCTGCCGTTGCGTCTGGTCGCGTTGAAGGCTCTCCGCAACCGCCTGCCGGGACCCGCCGAACGCGCCGGCCTTCGCCGCGCGCGCGCGAATGTCGTTGAGGTTCCGATCGCCCGTGCGCTCGATTTCCCCGAACACGGCGTCCATGTAGGGGTTCATAAAGGCTTCGGTGTCGCTGTCCTTGAACCGCTGGCCGGAGGCAAGGGCCACGCCCCGCCCGCCGCTGTCCACGCCGGCCGCGCCGCGCACCATCCCCGCCGCTTCGCCTAGGAACGGGTTGCCGGTAACGCCCCGTGCGCTTGCCCGAGCCTGCATTTCGTCGGGCGTGAGCCCCGCGACGCGCGGCCCGGTGTACTGGATCGGGCGCCCGATGTTTTCCGGGTATG